ATCTTATGTTTCATATTTTCTAATTGGAATTCAGATGTATTATGAGTAGGTTGTTTACTAAATGTTTTCTTATTTGATTTCTTTTCTGTGTTATTCATCTTTTCCATTATGTAAAATTTCTTTTTTATAATATACACTCTTATAAAAAAGCGCTCTAATGAGACTCATTATTTCGCATACAACATACCCGCATTACCTCCAACAAAAGACAATACGTTATATCGCTCTTCAAACAAGGTAAGATTATAATTATAATCAAATAGTCGCCAATTGGCTTTGCGAATACCAACTGGGTTACCACAAATATCGCAAATAATATCAAAACTGGAACTATCACTAACAGGCGGTATATACGTAGTCATTTCTAATTCAATATTTTTGAATTTACTTAGATTGATAGCCCCCGAAGGTTGATAATCAAATGGACTTGTATTCAGACAGAAATTATAGCAATATAATCCTTCTTTCGCATTACCTTTGGTGCGAGTATATTTTTCTACAAAATCATATACACCATGAGTTAAAATATTCTCACGATATTCGCCATCCAGTACTACTCCCATTGTTTCTAATATATGACGTCTATTATCCACAGCGTAATCACCTGTAACATTGATACCAGTATTAATAGAGTTACTTGGATGTATATTTGGATATACTTGTGTTCCGTCTGCTTGTGTATACCCTACACTACCTGATTCTTGACTATATATAGAACTATTCACGGGAAGTTGTTCATATGGCCAATTGGAATAATTATCCCATTCGTTTCTTAAATTAACATCGTTACGCTGTAAGTACCACATCCAATTAGCAACCATCCCACTTGTTTCCAACTTCACCTTTTTTGTACCAGTAATATTTTCAAATTTGTATTGGTGAACATCTTTAACTAAATATACATGGTCTTTTGCAGCGAATGTCTGCGCCTCCTCTTTCGATAAGAAACAATATGTAGATATTAAATGTACATCTGCGTTCCATGTAGGCACCTTATTTTGATAATTCGTTGCGCTAATATCGGGTGATGGTGGTGTTTGTAAAAAACGGTACATTTGAAAACGAGATTCATTGAAATCCGGTTGAATGTACGGAAAATTATATACCACGTCAAATACATCTCTTACTTGGAACAATTCTTTAATTGGTCTCATGGTAACATTAACTGTGAGTTCGTTGTATTGTAAAGCAATCAACGGAAACGCAGAACCATTATTTAGACAGAAAAAACTGTTTAATGGAATATATAAGTTTCTTCCACGAATGGATGGCTCAGCACCAGTAGAATTGGATGTATAGTAAGCTGATGGATAGGTATTTATACGCTGATGGGCGCTTGCTGGGTCGTTAAATTCGGGTATATTTCCAGTCATTTTGTTAAACAATTCTTTCTTTTCATCACTAAAATCTCTTTCCACCATAGCGGCAATATATTCACCACTATAACGTTGTAAATTCATGGACCCACAATTGATTTCTATTTCTTTGATCATCATAGACCCCAAATTTTTAATCCAACGGAATTCATATGGAGCCCAGTTATCGTTTGTTCCGTTTCCATCTGTGTCAGTTAACGGATGATGAATTGGACTCCATATATCAGGAATGGTAACAACTACATATGTATCCATCAATAGTTCGGCATAACGCGGTATCTTGAAAGTGAATGTAGATGGTTCATTCAAACGAAGTTCTCTTAATCCATTATAGTCAATACGAAATTTTTGTAATCCAAAATTACTATATTTGCTATATGTTACTTTAAAAAATGTCTTGGTAGGATTTCCTGTTAATATTAAATTATTGTTTCCAGTAGATACGATATTTAGTAATCCTCCTGCCATTGTATGAGTATATATAATATAAAGTATTATATTGTTCTTGGTTAAAATTATATTATGTGTATATTATAAATAACATGAAATTACAAACTGTTTTAACTGCGATTACCATTCTCATCTTATTTTATTTGTTTTCTAAGTTCCTATTTAATCATGCAAAACAATGGTTAAATGTTTATGAATCATTTGAAAACAAGAAATGTAGTGTTGATGCTTGTGAGGGAATGAAAGAAGGATTTACCAAGAGTCCGTCAAATGAATTGTCATCTTTGCAGAACAAACAAGTCCCTATCCAGATATCATCTACCAACAAAGAACATTCTAATGAGTTATTGAAAGATTACGTAGTGAAAGGTTCTTATAATAGCGCAATCACTGGAAATTATGTGAATGTAGATATGGTTAAATATGTTCTTGAACGTGGATGTCGGTTTTTAGATTTTGAAGTATTTCTGATTGATAATAAACCCAAAGTGGCCTACAGTGTAGATAAGACTTATCAAACATACGAAACTGAAAATCAAGTTTTGTTAGATAACGTGCTATTAGCAGCAATATCGAATGCTTTTGCGCGCCCATCCCCAAATTATGAGGATCCATTATTTATTCAACTTCGTGTCAAGTCAAAAGATAACTCCATTTATAAAATGATTGCGAAATCAATTGACCATAGTCTGAAAACAAAACTTTATAACAAAAAGGTGGATGACAACACCAAACTAAGTGACATCATGGGTAAAGTAGTGATTGTATTAGATAAATCATACAACCGCAATTATGCGGACTTTTCTAAGTGTGAAAAAGAGGATAAATACTGTAGCGACTTGACCAAATATGTGAATATGGAAAGCGGTACTACCAATTTACATTCTAACACGTTCAGTGAAGTATTGATGGAAGGCAATTATCCTCTTGCTATCAAAGATGGCTGCGAATTATGTACAAATGTGGATAAATATCGTCTCGCTCTTCCGAGTAAACGTATCAAAAATGAAAAAAATCCTGAGCTCAAAGAACTTGTTTTAGGACACGCGATTCAAATCAACTTATTTCGTTTTTATCTGAAGGGAGAAGAATTAAATGATTATGAAGAATTTTTCAATAATTTTCAATGTAGTTTTGTTCCATTAGCATCTGTGATTCAATATTACAAAAATAACGAAGAAATAAGCGAATAAAACGACACAAACTAACGAAAATAAAATAATGTCATATAGTATAACATTATTTATGGGAAAACAACAAACAAGAAAAAAATACAATAAATACAATAACTCAGCATGTGATAATAAAATGACATTTGAAGACTGCGAATTAGCTATATTGCGTCAAGCGATAGACGAAAATGAGGAAACAAAAGGAAAGAAAATTGTCAATACAACCGAAATTAAAAGCATTTTAAAGATTGTAGAAGATTTTTTGATTAAAAAGAAATTGATGTGTTATGGAGGAACCGCAATTAATAATATATTACCATCATATGACCAATTTTACAATCGTGATGCTGAAATCCCCGATTACGACTTTTATTCACCAGATGCTTTGAGTGACGCAAAAGAATTAACAGATATTTATTTCAAACACGGATATACAGATGCTGAAGCAAAAGCAGGTGTTCACCACGGAACTTATAAAGTATATGTGAATTTCATTCCCATCGCAGACATTACCCAACTGGAACCAACTTTATATAAATCTCTTTTTAAAGAGTCTCTTTTAGTCGCTGGAATCCGCTATGTACCTGCGAATTTTTTGCGCATGGGTATGTATTTAGAGTTGTCTCGTCCTGCTGGAGACGTGAGTCGTTGGGAAAAGGTATTAAAGCGTCTTACTTTATTGAATAAACACTACCCATTAAAAAGTGCGAAATGCGATAGCATTGATTTTCAACGCAAAATGTCAATTGAAGATGATATGAAGAGCCAAATATATTTAACAGTCAGAGATACATTGGTGAACAATGACGTTATCTTTTTTGGTGGGTATGCTTATTCTTTGTATTCGCAATACATCGCAAAACAAGAAACCAATTCTAAAACCAGAAAACATACACCGGATTTTGATGTACTAAGTGAAGACATTGACAAAACATCATTGATTGTTCAAGAACAACTACAAGAAATAGGTGTGAAGAATATAAAATCAGTTGTTCACGAACAATTAGGCGAAATCTTGCCAAGGCGAATTCAGATAGTGGTAAATGACGAAACAATTGCGTTTATATATGAACCGATTGCTTGTCATAATTACAATATAATTAATCTAAAAGGCACAAAAGTAAGAGTGGCTACTATTGATACCATTTTATCATTTTACTT